TGGCTCAATGGAATACCACCATACAGATATTGTGGTTTTAAAATGTCAATAGGTTCAGCATGACGGAAAATGATTAAATGTGACCTATGAATCTTTTTGCCGTTAATAATCCAATGAGTAGGCTCATAGAAGTGCAAGGTATCAGGTTGACTGGCGCTTGCTTGATCTAGCATAGGAGCTGTCCAATATGGGTCAACTTGCACAATGCCTTTATAGCTTCCAGCAGTTACACCATCAATATTAAATGGCTTCTCATAGTAGTCAGGGTCAGTTGACATGACTTTAAACATCGCAATGCGTACACCAAAGATACGACCTTTACGAATAAACTCACGCATATTAAAGTTTACTCGGAAGGATTTATCATAGGACTTGATAATCTTTACTGCTTCAGGATCAAGTTCTTCGCCATCTACTGAAACTACGTTATACCCTTTACGGATTGCATCATCACCGGGCATAGCACAGGCTTTGTTGACTAACCAGTTTTGAGCAACAATCCCGCATAGTTGTGCTCCAATAAACCCTTGTGAGGAATACCAAAACACAACTCCATCAGAAACGCTGTTTGTACCAGCATCATAGGTCTTAAATGACGGGAAACCATTGCTAGAATCATCCATTGCGTATTCAGGATTGAAAATAGGCTGTTTTCTTTTAAGTTCAGACAATTTGTCTAATACTTGATAACTTTGTTTTTCAGATGGAAGCTCATCCATTGCATGAGTAGAGAATAGACTTTTGCGAGCTTTTGGAGCTTCAGTCTTGATTTCAGGCTTTTTGAACCAATTAAACATAGTTTTTATCCAAAGAAACTTCTACGAGGTACTAAAATTTCTGAAAATGCTCTTGCAAGTGCATCAATTTGGTCATCATTGTTTCCATTAGGAAATAACCGCATTTCACTTGTTAAAGCCATGTTCCATTCGCCACGCAGCATCATTACATTACCAATATTTACTTGAGCTGCAAAAGGTTCAGCTCTTGTAACTTTATCTCCTGATTCAGGAGAACTTTTCACATTGTAACCAGCTAATTCTCTTGTTAGGTATATTACTTGAGTTTTTCCTGCTTGTCCCGGGTCTTGTGGAATACTTATTTTTATTTGTTTTCCATCAAAAGCAGCAGTATTCATCATGGCTTTATCTCTTTCATCAGGACCACAACGCAAACGAATAATGTCAGCAATGATATATCTGCCATCAGGCATTCTTCCTAATTTAGCACCTACTGTGTAATCTCCATCCGTTGTGCTGGCTAAATCCCATGCCCTGCACCATTTAATATCAACACCAGCAGGGATAGCATCTATAACTTGTAATTGGTCAGGCTTAAACAATCCACCTTTAGAAGGTGAAGGTTTTTGCATATATTGACCTGAAAACACATAAGGATTGGCTTCTTCCATCCTATGTAAGTCTTCAATCGTATGCTTAAAGTCCCATAGAGCTGTATCATCATCCCCAATAGCAGGAATAATGATGCTTTCCCATTCCTCACCATTGCCACCAGCCTGTAGAAATCCTGACAAATCCCCTTCATGGAGTCTTTGCATAATGATAATAATAGGTGTCTCAGGACTATTGCAACGTGATTCAAGGGTGTTTCCGAACCATTCAATGACGTTATTACGCATTGTGTCACTATGAGCTTCATCTGCTTTGTGCGGATCATCAATGATAATTGCTCCACCAAAGCCCGGTCTCATTTTTCCAGCACCAAAGCCAGTAATCGTGCCTCCTGCACCAGTAGCATAGACAACACCATTTTCAGTTGTGCGCCAATCAGACTTTGAATTGCTATCCCAACGAATATGCACGTCAGGAAATATAGCCTTGTACTCCATGCTTTCTACCATCATTTTGGCATTGCCACTATTGTTTGTAGCTAAAGTTCCTGAATAGGATGTATGAATAAACTCTGCATCAGGACAATGCCCAATTGCCCATGCTATGAAATTAACCACAGCAAGCTCGGTTTTTGAATATCTTGGCGGTATGTTGATAATGAGTCTTTTGCACTCACCCATATACACACGAGTAAGAGCATCGCAAATTACCTTGTGATGCCAGTTATCCTTCCATTTATAGTTCTTACGCTTCTTGAACATATATTTAGAAAAGAAGTGAAAGTTATCACGACATTCCACATAAAGAGCTAATCTTTGTGCTTCATCCATCAATATTCTTCAAGAATCTCTTTTCTAGCCTTCAAGTATTCTTCAATGGATACATTACAAGCGACCAATGGACCACCATTTTCCCCTGTGATTTCAATGGCTTGTGCGGCTTCTCTCCATTTTCCTCTTGTTTTCATCCAAAAGATTTGAGCTGATACATTGCCATTGATAGCTTGGTTATAGAGTGCTCCACCTACTGCGGCTGTTGCCTTTGCACTTCCAAGGTCTAATTCTTCTCTGAAATATAAGTTAAGAGTCGCTAACCCAATACCTTTTCCAGTTTCAGGATTAATCACCATACGGCAAATTTGATCTTGAGGTGTTCCTACTGCGGCTAATTGAGATACCTGTTGTTTTTGTTTGTCTGTGGGTTCAAAAGGTGGGTGTCCAGCTTTTTCCCGTTTTGGTTTAGTTGTCATATTTATCCTATAAGGCTAAGAATATCCTCATGTGGTTGTCCTTGCTTATGGACTGGATGAGTTGTTTCCATGTGGCTTTTGAATTTATCCCAATCCCTGCGGAAAAATGGCTCAAAAATAATTCCTGACTTTATTGCTTGTTTGTAATTCATCCAACCCAATTTATCTCGATGTCTGCAATGAACCATCATGTGGCATCTAAAGCATAAGTGGAACGCATCTGTTTTTCCTGCTTGGAATGGTTCGCTGTAATCTTCAGCGTGAGCATCCATAACTCCTTCATCTTGACCACAAGCGCAACAAACTGTTGGCTTTGATAATCTAAATGATGCCCATTGTTGGTTTAACCATTTTTGCGCTTTGTTGCGTTGATGCGGGGTAAACCCATTGTATGGACCCAATTTATATCTTCCTCAAATACGCTACATTTTTATTAATCTTAATGACTTTGTAATGTTTTGACACTAGCTGGCATTCATCTTCTAATGATGCCAACGCATTAATCGCTGTTTTAGTAGCTATTCTGCCTTCAATAAAAATCTCTTGAACTCCTAATTGAGATAGTAATTCTATGAATACTTGTCCAAACTCTATGTCATTGCCAAACAATTCAGGGAAGCAACGTCTTGCAACTAATGTATCTATTTTAAACTTTTTTATGATCTGAGCAAGTTCTTTTAGCGTTTCAGGCAATATATTTAGACATATCAATGGAACATCAATGCCCGAAAGACTAGCTAAACTGACCGCTGTTTCATCAGCATCCACTCCAATAACATCATAAACAAGGTGTTGTTTGATTCTTTGAGCAAGCAAACCAGTAGAACAGCACAAGTCTAAAAAACTTTTTCCTTTGCTATAAGCCAATATGGCATGAAAAATATCATCATGGATTGCTGGAAATCGTTTTCCAGTTTTCCACGTTACAAGGTGCTGTTCAGAGTTGAATCTCATTTTTTATCATTCTTACTTTCATGGGGATACCAAGCCTTAGAGTATTTGTAATTAGATATATTTTTCATTTTGAATACTCCATCTTGATACAAAAGATCAATTTCATCCATTGTTGCTCCAATGTTATCCGCTATTTGCTGTGGATCATAATTGTGAGTATCAATCAATTCTTTGATAATTTCGCTCATTTGAATAGCAACATGGCTACCTTTGGATCTATTAATCCTAATGGTTAATAACATAGCTTCAGGTTTAGTCAACTTCATAACTACACAAGGCACTTTTCCTTCATAGCGTTTTTTAAGAGCTTCGCTATCCATACTGAGTTTCCAGCGATGAAATCCATCAATAACCATGCCATCAGGATTAATGATTATTGGTTGAATCCAGCCACATTTGAGGATAGAACGCTCTAATAATTTCAATTCAGGAGTAAATACCACATTTGGATTCCAGCCATTTGCCTCTAAAGACTTGGAATCTCGCCATTGGATATTGTCAATTGGTTCTTTGCTTGTCATTTCTTTTTTCGCTCAGGAAGAATGTTTCGTTTAAATGCTCCACTCATAAAAGCACCAAGAACATATAGTGGTGGATATGCGTCAGGATATTTAACTGCGCTGGCTTTTACAGTTTCAAGTCGTTTGAGTGCCAATTCATATTGACGCTCATCCTCATTAAGGTTGTCCTCAATCCAAGATCGTATTCCTTCAAAGGATTGACCATATTTTTGTTTAATGGCATTACGATCAAGCTCATGCCAATAACGCTCATGTACCAGCATTTCAGGAAAAACTTTGATAATCCGTTGGTAAAAATCAGGAGTTGTCTGCCTTACCAAATCAAAACGCTTGGCGTCTTCAGCATGAAGTGGTGTAGAAACCCTTAATCCATTACCAGCCCACATCTGCATATCGTAGATTTTGCAGTATTGGATTTCCCTGTCATAAAAGTATTTGAAGATGTCATTTTCTTCCCAATCAAATAAAGGTTTGCAGAGCATGACATTCTTAATACTTTGATCGCTTACTGCATTAATATAGTTTTCATTGAGTTTATTGACGCTTGCCCGAAACCGCATTAATGATTCACTTGATCTAATACCAGTCAAAAAGGCAATTTTTCCTTTATAAAACTTGGCAGTAAAGGCATCCATTGAATATTGGTCAAATTCACGATTATCCCCATCGGGTAAGCTGTATGCCCATTCAGGCTTTTCTCTTACCCAAGGTCTTTTGGTATCCCATTGTGTATAGCTGTGAGTTACACCTAAGATATATTTTGCACTCTTTAAAGGAACGCAAAACCAAATCATATTAATCCAAGACTCCATTCGATATTTATCTACAAAATGGATAACTTCATCAGGAATAAGCTCCTCATCACGAAATACCACATCCATCGGTTTCGTTATTCCTCGCTCATCCATGACTTCTTTGACTAAATGGATAACTGCAAGGCTGTCTTTACCACCCGAAAACATGACCACAATAGAATCAAAAGCATCAAATAAATGATGAATTCGCTTTTTTCCTTCAGTTAGCACATCAATATCAATGTACTTCTTGACTTTAGCCAAGGTCTAACTCCCCAATGTATTCAAAAAGACGCTGTCCAACGCTGTCAGTTTCAGGGAATTTTTCCTTTAAAAATCGAATAAAAGCATAAAACACTTCTTGTTGTTGTTCATCATCAAAAACAATGTTGTATTGAATTGAAAAATTTAATGGTTTATCACTTGGATCTGTTGATTTTGTAGGTTCAGGATACATAATTTCTGATAGTTCTGCGCCATCAAACCCAAGCATTTCCATGTCAAATTTCATATCAGAAAGATCATGCAACTCAATTTTAAGCAATTCATTGTCCCAATCAGAATTTAAAGCCAATTTATTATTTGTAAGAATGTATGCTTGTTTTTGAGCTTTAGATAAACCTTCAATTTTTACAAAAGGAACTTTTGATAAACCTAATTTTCTCGCAGCAAGAACTCGCCCATGACCAGCAAGAATCATATTATCTTCATCAATTTCAATTGGATCATTGAAACCAAATTCTTTAATTGATGCGGCAATTTGAGCTATTTGAAGATCACTATGATTTCTAGCGTTTTTGGCATAAGGGATTAACTTGTCAACTTCAATTTCTGATTTCATTTTTTTCCTTTGTTAAATTATACATTGCATAGTATATAATAAAATTCTACGAA